TAAGCCTACCCCTATCTGTGTGGTGAATACCTCTATCACCTGGTTAGCAGGTAGGTATTGTGCAGTAATCAACCCGTCAAAGATGTTACTGCTAATCATAACCGATAGCTCAGTCAGTGGAACCAATTGGTCATACTGGTCAAGGTATCCCCAATACTGCCCCTGTGCTATCCTTACCCATGTGATGGTACCGAAGCTACCCTCTAATACCCATGCTGTAGGGTTAGCTATCCCTGCCTGTGTTAGGTTCGCCATGTATCTCTTGGGTGTATTGTCAATCGGTACACCGTTGTAGCTGTTACGCACAACTAGGTTGTCCACCACTATACCATTGTCTGTAACATCGTACCCATCACCTACTATCAATGTCTTGAATCCTGGAGGCACTATGTTACCCTTACCTATGATGCTACCTTCCATGCCTCCCTCACCTGTTACATTGGCATAGGCACTCTTCTGCTTGATGATAGTATCATTGGCTACCTGTTGGATAGGTCCAACGTTAGGTAATCCAATACCGGGCTCATTGAATCCTGCACTGAATGGCATGAAGTCAATCTCTGTATCTATGCTGATGAGCTCTACCTTCGTGAGCTTGGTAGCATTGGCATCATAGTCAATGACCTTGTTGATGTTCCACCATGAGTTATCAATCCTAATCTTATCATTGAGCTTCATCTTTTGGATGTCACTCTCAGTGAGGTTGAACATAGCAGTCAACATCTTACCGTTGTTAATCTGCCCCATGGTCCGCCTCCAATATCTGTTGTAGAGGTTGTTCTCCGTTAGACTTGTAGGGTTGTAGTAGTAGAATGAACAGGTCGCAAAGTTAATGTCAAAGGTAGGGAGCAATGGGTCATCGAAGTGACCTACATATGGATAGGTAATAACGTTGCTCTGACCAACCAAACCATAGTCATAGATGTTGTACGCATTGCATGACTTCATAACACCACTGTCATACAGGATGCGGATGTTATTCTTAGGTGTTTGCCCTGCAATCATTGGAACGTATGCGTTGAATGGTGTACGTATCACAGGGGTAGGGCTGAAGAGTACGGTCTTAGTGGTCACCTCCTTCACATACTCATTATCAAAGACTACCTCAGCCTGTCCATAGATTTGGTTCGTAGCATTGGTGTAGGTCTCGTTAGGGTTATCCTTATCCGGTGCATACGTGAGGATGAGCTTCTTGCTTGTTAGCTCAGGCAGGAATGACAGCTCCTGCTCTTGGTCCTTGGCTAGCTTGTAGGTCCAGTCTACCTCGGCACCTGAATCATAGTAGTCATCACGATGGATGAGGTTGATGGTGTTAGGCTGTACCTTATCGACATCTGCGTATAGGTTGAACATGTTGAAGATACCCTTCACGAAGTCACTCTGCTTTATCTTCTTAGGCACATAGTCATTGACCTCCAAGATACCACCAATGGCTACGATGTTATTGTTAGGCACAATGGTCAAGTAGATAGAGTCAATAACCATGTCAACCCTCACACCATTAGCTACTGCTCCTGTGATACTTCCTACCCTCCAAGCTGTACCTGATGCTGACTGCCCAGGTGGAATATAGAAGGGTTGGTTAACTATAGCATAAAGCCTGCAGCTACTTAGCTGTTGGAAGTTTACCGATGTCACGGGTAATGTTACTACAACCGTTTGACTCAGTAAGGTAGTAGTACCTGGTGCCACACTGTTAGGACATTGAACGGCAGTATTTACAGCAGCACTTGGAGGGCTTGGGTTAGTGTATAGATTTTGACCTACGAATGCAGAGCTACCTCCACCTAGACCTTGAACAATAACACCAGGTCTGTAGAAAACAGGGTTAGGATTTTGGATACCTGCGTTATTAGGCTTGGCACTGAAGATGGTTGCACCGGTTGGATTGATGAGGTCAAGCCTGTATCTAATCTGTACCGTGTAGGTGTACTCTTGTGCGTTGTTACTGCTTATGTTGAAGGGAGTACTATACACACCCGTCACAGGGTTGTATATGTTCTGAGGGTCCTCGGTCTCAGTCCATCCTGTAATGGGGGTACCAGGTACAAAGGGGATGTTAGTATAACCAGGCACCGATGTGTTACCCGTTATTGTGAAGGGTGTAGTCTTTTCAGCCTTGACCATGTAGTCATTGTAGTCAAAGTTATCTACATCACCGTTGTATGGAATGATGAGCTTGTCAAACCTTGCAGCAGTTAGCCCTGCCCAATTGTACTGAAAGCCTGCATTAGCGAAGATACGGTCAAGGTAAGTCTTGGCAAAGATGGCAGGCTTGAATTCATTGGTAATGTAGAAGGCATCACCACTAGCAGGTAGGAAATACTTGAAGCCATCCACTACAGTGTTGGTGAATCTGTTCACCACATTGAATGCATCATACGTATGGTTGAGGTCACTGAAGTCTATGTCAGTCAGCTCAAGGTTATTGATGGCTGTAAAGAAGTCACCCTTACTCTCCTTGACTAGGACCTCATACTCAACGCTCTCCTCATAGCCTGAGGTATCCTGTACCTTGACCACGCTAGTCAACTGCATGGATACGTTCTCCATGATGGGGATACCATCCTGAATGACCGAGCATGTAGTCAATGTGTTGATGTTGAAGGTCCCCGCTTGGATGTTCACATCATAGTACTGATTGAGTAGCTTGTTGTTATTCTTGCTACCAATGAGCTTGATGGTCTTGGAGAAGTTACCCTTCCGCTGTGATATATCTCTGATGTCCCCTACCTGGAAGTTCAAAGGGAAGGCAGTGCCCTCCTTCACGTCAAGGTAGCCTGTAGGTAGTTGTATCCTAACCATTGACTATGTTGTTGTTAGCGAGCTTCACTTGAATGCTCTGCTTAATTAAATTCTTGTTGCGTTGTTGATATACCTCATAGCTTGAGGTCACTATGTTACAGCTCACGTACTCCGTGCTGATGGGTGCATCACAGGCATTGCTGTAGTCAGCTACCTTTATGTAGGTCTCGGGTGAACTCAACAGCTCCACGAAGTACTCAGCCATCTGCTCCGTCATCCAGTTAGTGTTGAGGTCAAGCGTTGTATCCGTTGTGATGTGGGTGTTGAGGAAGCCTCGGTCTTGTAGGTTGTAGGTCCATCGAGGACCGGTAGCAATGTATCCCTGCACATCCTTGTTGTACTGTGTGCGTGTGATGTTGCCTTTTTCGTATGACCTACCTGTAAAGGCGAAGCTACTCCATGATCCCATGCGGTCAAGGAACAGGATGTTATACTCAATGTCCCTGACCCTCCTATCTATGCCGATGTAGTAAGGTCTTGATACCTGCCCACCTCGGAAGTAGAACACATAGTAATACTCAGTGGTAGGCTTAATCAATGGAAGTGCCCCTACCACAGGGATGAGGGTACCATGGTTGTTAGGACCTACCGAGATACCACTCACATGGTCCACAGCATTGACCGACTTCCTGAATACCTCAGCCGAGTCATTGAAGAAGTACATGAAGTCAGCACCACCTGGACTGCTATTGGCTACAGCGTTGAGCCATACATCCTGTGCAAGTGTAGCGTTGAAGTATGGTAGTCGGGTAGTGCCCTCAGGTTGGTTGGTCAGTAGCTTATCTGTTACGTTGTTCAGCATGAAGTCCTGCCAATTGTATGCAGGCATATCTACCCAACGGATGGCACCATTGAACACATATTGGTTGAGGTCAAGGTGCAAGTCTCGGGTCACTGTTCTCCTGCCATCTGCATAGGTGATGGCTCCGTCCTTGTTAGGGTTCACAATGGTTGACCATAGGACATTGACCACAATGAAGGCAGGATTAGCTACCACCACAGTGAACAGCCCCTCCATGCTCGGGTTCGTTACACCCACACCTATCTGTGTGATGTTAATCTGATCACCAACAGCAAAGGTGTTAGCCACGTTAATCTGTACCCTTCCAACGTATGGAGCTACCAGGTACTGAGTGAGTGCAGCAGTGTAGGTAGTGGTGGTCAGATACTCCTCACCTACCTTCACATCATACTTGTAGTGACTGTTGGTTGCGTTGTATACCGTTGTGTTGGTCAGGTTCAAGTCATAGCTCACATATGACTGCAAGAGCTTCGATAGGTCCACCTCACCATAGCCAGTGCTGTACACAGGTAGCACCCGGTACTCAGCTATCTTGTTAGTGGTACCGCTCTGATAAATGTCATAGATATACTTGAAGCCCTGCAGGTTCTTGTTGGTGGAGTCATGGATGAACTTCACCTCGTTATATGCAGGGGTAAGGGTGTAGGGTTTAGCTATTAGAGATACTGCCATACTTATATTGTCTTAAGGTTCTCATCTGTTTAGAAGGAGACGTACGCACTGTCCGTGAAGTACTCATCCTTGATGTAGGTCACCGCATACCTCACGGCATCCATGGCATCATCGAAGAGCTTGACAGGTTCATCCGTGATGTGGTCGCCTATCTTCTTCCACTTGTAGTTGTCATACTCCCTCTTTATCTCCTTGTTCTCCATGCAGTACACCCCGAAGGTCTTAACGTAGTCGATGCCTTTCTTCACCACCTTGTTAGCGTTGATGACATCGTACCCACTGTTGACCATCTCGGCAATGATCTCGGGACGTGCATAGTCTGCCAGGATAGTGACCTCCTTCTCAATGTTGAGCTGTCGCATCTTCTCAATCAGCATGGTGGTGGTCAGGTAGCTTTCATAGATGACAGGCTCAATGAAGATGTCACGCTCATGCCAATACACCCTCATGAGTGCAGTGGGGTGATTGTACCCGAAGTCAAGGCCGTACACATAGGAGGTGAACCTTGCAGGCCTGTGAGTCATGAAGGTCCAGTTGGAGTAGATGTTACTCTTGCTCACTGCCTTCTGCCCCAAGGCATAGATTTGGTACAGGGCCTCATCCGTTCTCTTGAGGTCCTCGATTTGATTACGGATAGACTGAGGCAAGAAAGGGTTATCCTTGTAGGTGGACCGTATTAGCACCGTGTCATCAGCAGGTAGCTCATACAGCCACGAACTGTTATCCGATGGGTTGTAGTCAAATATCAGCTTGTGCTCTGTCCTCATGTTGAGCTGAGTGAAGTCATCGAAGTACAGCTCATTGGCTTCGTTGCACCAGGCTATGTCACGCTTCCTACCTCTAATCTTCTGCTCATCATCCACACTGAAGAACTCCACCATGGATCCATTGGGGAAGGTGTATATCTGCTCGCTCTTGTTGTGGGCTTCCAGTGAGTATATACCAAGGTCTTTGAGTATCTCCGTAAAGTCTCTTAATACTGTTGCCCTTAATGCAGGGAAAGTCTTACGAATAATAGATACTACCTTGCCCTTGTTCTGCAGGCAGTATACTATCACCAACTGACACAGGCTGTAGGTCTTTGAACTCCTACTCCCTCCCTCGTTAACTATGAACCGCTCAGGACCCTGTAGGGCTTGGTGGTTCTTTTGAAATATTATCGTGCTCTTCAGCTCCATTTACTATCTTTTGGTAGGCATTGAACAGCATGACCAACTGCCTCCCATCCATTGCCACAAGCCTCCTGTTGATGCGGACCTTCTCACCCTTTGTCTTAAGGATGTAGTCCTCCACCACCGATGCCATGTAGTCTATCTGATCACTCACTGTCAGGCATTACTATCGTGACCTTGATGCTATCTATCTTCTCACCGTTGGTGGTAGCATCCACCCTCTCAGTTAGGTTGTTCAATCTTTGAGTTATGGATGGGTTGTACTGCCCTACCATGCCTCCCTCGATTTGGTCCATTCGGATTGCCTCCTCTATGCGTGAACAGATTGTGGCATACTCAGAATATCTCCCATCCTTGTTGCTAAAGTAATCAGTTACAGTACTCCCTTTATCTGCAGCATAGGATCTAAATCCAACCTGAGTAAGTGGTCTTTCAAGAGGGATAGCAGTAGCCTCTCCTGTCTTAGTGGATAGTGAGTAGCTATATCTCGGGTTCTGTTTGCACCATTCTCTGTAGGACTCAAAGAGCTCCCACATTTTCTCAGGAGTTTCAATGTACTTACTTTTCACCTCTAATCTGTTTTAATTTTCTTTGTGCCCATTCAATACCTTCATCACCTCCCCAGGCTAACCACATGAGCCTACCGCATCCATCACCGAGCTCTCGCTGTGAGTTCTGCCGGTGCCTTGCAAACCCTGCCATGCGTGCAATGGTGCTCTCAGTGAGTGGCTCACCCTTGGCTAACTGATTAGCTCTGGCTTTGCCTACTCCTGTACCACACTTACCCCATCCATTCTCATCAGCCCACTTGAGTGCTATCTTAGCATTCTCTGAGGCAGCCTTGGGATAGTCATCATAGGACTGAGCAAACACATTCTTGTAGTTCCCAAGGGGTGTATCATACATACTACCACACACAGCATAGCGTTGTGCCTGGTCCGGATACTTCTCTTGGGTCTCGGGGTCAGCCATACACCGTGAGATGTACTGCTCAGCCGTCTCATTAATCCTCGGCCTTGGCATCTTCAATGATAAATAAATGACCCAAACCAATTGCAGTGTAGAAAGCATGCTCTACAGCCAATGCTTCAGTCACTTCAAGCTTAGTTACGCTGTTAGGTCCTGTTATCTCAATAGTTTTACCCAGGTATTCAGGGTTAATTTTCGGTGTTATCTTCTTTTTGCTCATATTCTGATGTAATTAGAAACGTATAATACCCAACTATCCACCCTCCTGCACCATACGCTGCTAAATCATAGTTATGAAATAGCAGAGAAATGCCTGTAAAGATACCTAAAAGGCTACAGCATGAGGCTATGGCTTGGCTAATTGTCATACTTATATTGTATCTCACGAAGTTTTTGTTTAATATCAGCTATCAAGTAGTGAGCTGAGGTAACAGGGATATCAAAATACTTAGCCATTGACCGTGCTGTGTTATATCCTTTGTCAATGTAGGCACTCAACACTATCTGTGATACCCTATCTTCACACCTGGACCGATATATCTCGATATAGGCCTTGTTCCGGTTGTATACTTTCTCCTGTTCTATCTTACTATCAAGGTCCGTGGTGTCATCCATCTCATTGACTACCTCATCAGAGCTGTTAATACGCTCCTCACGATTGCTTTGAGAGCCTGACCACATGATCTGCTTCTTGATGGTATTGAGCATACAGCTCTTCATGGTATCTATGTCATGGCATTCTATCTTGACACAATGCAGATAGCTGTTGGAAATCACTGTTGTAGCATCTAACTGACTGCCCAGCTTAGAAAGTAGGTAGTTAGTATAGGATTCAAGCTCCTCATACTGCTGCGACACCAACCTGTCTAAGATACTCTTCATACCAAATAGTAAATTCCTTTAACCAAACCCTTCTACGTACAGAAGCACAGAAGCACTCCTGTGGCTGTGGCCCTTGATATTTGATACGTATCTTCAACAGCTCAATCAGGGATACCTTGGAGTAGAGCTGTGGGTCCGGATAACTGAGCACCCTATCTACAACCTGGCAATCAGTCGGTTCAATAGGTAGGCCAATATAGCTGCTTGACATGCTAATATGAAATCAAATGAAACAATAAGGGTAAGCCAAAACGAGACACACTTCACACAACTGAAAGCATCCCGTAGCCATGCAGACATAGGGATGCGGTCAATAGTTGCCTGGAGAGGCTCAAATTCTGTTATCCACCATGCTATGGGGATGAGAGTGAGTAGCGTATACATGCTTCAAATATAACACAATAAACTTATCCACAATCTCAAGGGCTACGTTCTCCCCTGCTACGAACCTCCTCACCGTATGGTAAGGAGCCTTCATGTCAAGTGCCAAGTGAACAAGCCGATACCTGTCACTGAGCATACTGTTAGCGGTTTTCACAGCCCATTGGCTGAATGTTTCACCCTCAGAAAGGTAGATCGTCAGAGTCTTCATTTTTTTTCAACTTATTTTCAACAATAGGTGCAGAGCTGAGGCTCATGGTCCATGCTTCGATGGTATTGAAATACTTGATGGTGCCATCCTGTGCCTCCCATCTACGGCCTCGAAGGTTATACTTCACCTCCACCACATCACCTGGCTTCACATGATTAGCCAGGTCACACTTGTCCTGGGTTAATTGGAAGGTAACGTACTGAGGATAGTCACCATCTGACTTGAGGGTTATATCTCTCTTTTTGAACTTGTCGCTCACTGTTGTTGTTGGGGTAATGAATACCACCTCTCCTTTGAAATCACTCATGTTTGTTTAGATATATTATGTAATTAATAGTACTTATCCATCCCCACACTATGGCAGGGGCTAATAAAATTGATGCTAAGATAATCATTTGTCTAGGTTTATGTTGTGCTCGTTCAGTATCTCATAGATCTTGTCACGTATGGACTCCACAATGGCATACTCCTCCTCGGTTTGGTACTGTTGATATTTCCACATAGTACGGAGCTCTTGAGATAGATCCCACAAACACGCGAACATTGCGTCGGCCTGAACGGCGTTGTTCCATTCGTGCTTGTCCTCGGGTAGGTTAAATTCAAGTGTTGCTTTCATATTATTTTTATTTAATTTTAATGATTTACGCCATTAAAACGGCGGTTAACAGTTAGCAAGTGCAAGTGCAATTGAAACTGCACCTGCTTTTGTGTTATAGCCAATTACGTACACATTCGAGGTGGCTATAACAGCAAATAGGCTCAATTTTTAGGCTAATATTTCAGCCTTAATACCATCTTTTGCCAATAGTTCAATAAGTTTTTCAGCTTTTCTTTTTTGCCATCTTCCATAAAATGTCCTAAAAGTAAATCCCCATTTTTTATCTTCTATTTTTACAAGTGTTTGCATAATTCTAATTTTTCATTATCTACTCGCCTAAAAACTAAGCCTATTTGCAATACGTTAGTGGCTATTTTGAGCAACATTGGTGTCAATTATAATCGGCTCAATAAAAGTCCCTAATTCGTATTTTTTATTTTCTCCTTTCGGGTACGGTTCAATTCCGTAATTTAGTTTTTTCATATACTCTTTTCTTTTTGTTTTACTTGTTACGCAGTAAAATTCGTGTTCGTCTTCGGGTAGGTTAAATTCAATCGTTGCTTTCATATTATTTTTATTTAATTTTAATGATTTACGCCATTAAAACGGCGGTTAACAGTTAGCAAGTGCAAGTGCAATTGAAACTGCACCTGCTTTTGTGTTAGCAGTAATGCCATCAAAACGTAATCAATGGTACTGTAAATGTCGTAACCTTGCCACAAGAAGGGCAGGTATATTCATAAGTTCCTGCTGTTAAATAAATGTGCATCGGTGGGTTATGGTCAGGATGTAGGCAAGGTTGCTCTGCATCTTTAATTTTACGAAGTCCACCTTTGGCACTACTGCTAACATTGTGTAAATTCAATGCCTGTGCAGTGCTTTGTTGATAATTTTCTACTTGATTTTTCATTTTATTTTTAATTTAAAGTTTATACTAATTTTACGGCACTGAAATTTACACAAGTACCGTTAGCTGTCAGTTTGCCCACACTTATGACATTCATAATGCAAAAACTCACTTTCCCTTCCATACCTCGGTTCTGTAAATTCATGCTGGCAAACCGAACCGCTAACAGCGGCCTGCCGAAATTGTTCTGCATACTCTTCCATTGCGGCAGTTACAAATTCAATGGTCGGATCCCCGGCCATTTTAAAATCCTTAACCCAGTTTTCTTCAGGGTACTTTTTAACGGCCTCCTGAAAGTGCCGTTCAAGTATTTCTATTGGTGTTTTCATCTTTCGTAAATTTCTGGTTCAACTTCTCAGTAGTAGAGACATACTTGCAGTTTAAACCACTTTCAACAGCATTGTAAAATTCCTGCCAATATCTTTCTCTCTCATTTAATACTTCAATACAACACTCTTCTATTATTAGAAACTTATGGTTATCAACACCATGTTTAAGTAATGAATTATAAAGCTTTGGTTGGTCAATACAATCTAAAGAAAAATAATGTAACCATCTAACTTCAATTTTAATAGACTGCCCTATATAAAATTTATTAGATGGGGAGACTATACCATATATTCCACAAGTAACATTCATATTTATATTTATATAAGTTATAAATATAATTATTTTTTTCTAAACTTTACTCTTACTTTCATTGTTCTTGTTGTTTAAAGGTTTTACATTTTCTTTGGCTTGTTCAATTAACGGTTGTATTTCTAAATACAATTCTTCTGCTGCAGGGTCTTGAAATTGAATTGAATTTATTTGAAATTTTAACCACTCAACTGCTGTAAGTTGTTTTTTTGTTTTCATTCTATTCTGATTTAAAGGTTTCTTTTTCTTTTTTTAAATAATTGGTAATACCAATAGTGAATTGCTATACAAAATCCTGAAACACTAAATGCTCCATAAACAATACAAAATCCAATATCTTCACTGCTCATCTTATTCTGATTTAAAGGTTTCGTTGTAGTATTGTTCTGCATCTACGTGTATGTTATCCGAATCTGCATCTCCTTGATAATAGGCATCAATTATCTGCTCCTTCTCCATTGCTTTGGCTTGTTCAATCAACCAATCAGGTAACTGTGATTCAAGGATAGGCCATTGCTCAACTAACCACTCTACTGCTGTCTGTTTCATCTTATTCTGATTTAAAAGTTAATAGTAAATACTCCGCAGTCAATCCCGTTTCTCTACTTTTTTCTACAATTTTAATTACATCTTCCTCACTATAACCTCTCTGCTCTTTCTCCATTGCTTTGGCTTTGTCATAAAAAACTTTAGGAACATTAAAACCCTCTAGTATTAATTCATCAACTAACCATTCTATTGCTGTTTGTTTCATAGTTCTTGTTGTTTAAAGGTTTCGTTGTAGTATTCTTCAATTTTAAAATCGCCATATACTTTATAGTGGTTATGACATTTGTAGGCAAACTTGCACATTTTCTCTTTCTCCATTGCTTTGGCTTTTTCAATAACTTCATCACAATTCAAAGATGTAATTCCTTTAATGTAAAGTGCCAACCACTCAACTGCTGTTTGTTGTTTCATGGCTTATCAGGTGTGTGGGTTATCTCATTCCATTGCACCCCACCACCATACACCTGCTCAGTTAATTCAGTGGCATAGTGACGGGCAGCAGTAGCAACATATTCGCATGGGTTAGCAATCAGCTCATCCCTGTAATGTCCTGCGGCAGAAAGTAGGCCCTGCATTGCTCTTAGGCAGGCCTCTCTGTAGAATTCTTCTTGTGTCATTTTATTTGTTATTTAGTTATAGGCAATAAATTTTTTCATCGAACTTCACCTCTTTTACAACCCATTTTACATCGTAATTCCTATTGTGTTCATCTGCGACTTTTTTTGCATCTTCTTCTGTTAAATATAGTCTGTGTGGTATATCTGCATTATAGCCTCTTTGTAAAGCCATTATGAGAAAAAATTTACAGCCTATAACAGCACCTAAACAAGATGTCTGACTTTCTTTTTCTAATGAAGTTTTTTCTGTATTCATAATTTCGTTATTTTAATTAAGTTTCAAGGTGTCAATCAGCCACCTCGTTTAGCCGAATACCGTTCGTGCAGTAAATAGCACTATATTATACATACGTTGGTTTTTCTTATTTACTTTAATCAAATAGTGCATCTTAAAGCACTTCATTTATTCTGTAATTGGGTTAATACTTGCTCATAGAACAGGCTCGCAGCCAGTAGTTGCTCCTGCATCCTTATCTCTATCTCTGCATCCCTCTCAAAAGTAATGGAGGTAATTCTCTTGGCAGGGTCAATATGGTCCACTTCATGGATATCAATGGGGTCATACTGACTAAGGAGCTCGGGATGGGTTGATACCATCACATAGCATAGCTCAAAGATAGGCCTATCATATAGCCACATATATGCCCTGCCCTGCCACTCATAATCAGATAGATCCTTCAGCTCAAATGTGGTAGCCGGAAAGGTCTCCAAGGACCAGGAACTCTTGATGTCAATGATGCTATCCTCCGTAATTATATCACAGCATCCTGTCAAATACTCATTTTCTTCCCTCTGCTCGTTTTTAACGTAGTTTTGGAACCTTACCCCATTGAGAAGGTCAATAGAGTCCTGTTCCTGCTCTATGCCCTTAAGAACGTACTTATTCATGAGCTGAGTGCGGTATCCATAAAAGTCCTGTTTAGCTTGTTCAATGATGTACGTCTTAGCAGTTTGGCCTAATGCCTCCCCCTTAGTCCTGGAGGAGGTCATTATTTTGCCTAATTGTGATGCCCTGAATTTCATAGCTGTGCCTCCTGCTCTTTGGTTAGAGAATAGGTAGCTCTTAGGTCCTCAACGGTGTATCTACCCTCTTGGATAGCTTGAAGTGCACTATTGAACCTGTCAGGTGTTAGGGTAGGCTTAGCCTTGGGAGCTCTTGAAGCCTCATGCCCATCGTCATCCACAGCTTGCAGAGATAAGAGAGATACAAGTGTATACCTACGGAAGTAAGTAATGGCACCACCGAGCTTCTGTGCATCGGTAATGACAGGCAACTGCATGAAGGACTCAAACCTATCACCATTTTCAATGTCCACCACTATGGTGTATACCTTGTCCTCCTTAACTGGCTGTATCAACAGCAGACCATGATCCAGGAGAATAGGCTCAACCGTATCAATAATGCTGTTAATGTCGGCATAGTTACGCTTCAGATGGGGGTTGGTAGCATTCTTAATGACCTTACCCATTGACTGCTTAGCCAGGTGTAGCTTTTGGTAGATGTTTAGGCTTTCTTCCTGAGGTACTACCTCCTCTTTTTTTACTCTTGTTGTCATATTAAAAGGGTTTAATTTTTACAAAGATACAAAATTATTGTACCATTCAACAAATTCATCAAAATTTTTTGCGATAATATACACACCCCCTGCCCTCTCAATCATCTCCTGGTATCTCTTCTGTGCCTCTGATTGCCTATCCTTACCAATCTTCACCTCTATCTTAACACTACGCCCTTTAATGGTAGCAGATATATCAGCACTCCCTGCAGTAGAGGTGCCCTTGGTCCATTGGATGCCTGCCACTGATCCATCCGTGCGGTACTTAGTACGTGCCACACCCATGGTGTTGATACGTTCAGCCTGATATCCATGCAGGTTAATCCAGTCGCAGATGGCTTTGGTTAGGCCGTTGGCGGTAGAGTCTTTGTACATAGTTTTAGGAATATAGTTAACAGGATAGGTAGGGCACTTACTGAGCACCTTACAAACTTTGAGATCGTGTAGTGTCTTACTGTGTTCTTTTTTCATAGCGTATATATGTTATCTCCTCCCCTTTCCATGCCTTAATGATGTACTCTCCAGGTGGAAGGTGTAGCTCCTCCTCTCCAAGGGTAGGAACGGTATCAGTATATCCAATCACTTGAATATAGTCATACCCTCGGATGCTGTATGCATCACATTTTTGGGTACTCTTACAGCTTAGCAGGCTGAGTAGGAGTAAGGTAAAAGTGGCGGCCTTCATGGTTTCGGTGTTTAGTGAGTTTATATTTCATGTGAGTTGCATAGCAATCAATCCATCGAGCAAAGACTTGAGGCTTGAGGTCCTTGAAGCCATTAGTCTCTTCCTGGAATTGTTGCATGAGTCCTTTGTACCGGTGCAAGTGGGAACCATCCGCAGTGAGGGGTGTATCCTCCACGAAGTCATAGAACTCCTTGCAGGTGTTTTGAATAAATTTCTTGATGTCGCTGTTGATTCCTGTGGTTTGGTACAGCCCATGCTCAAGGTAGTACTTGATATTATCAATCATGTAGTTATCGAAGTAGCTCCACTCCTCCTGTGTCCATTGGTCGAATAGCTTGCACCCATACTCATCAATGGGGCTATGGTTAGCATTGAAGTATTGGTTAAACTCAACCTCATGTCTTCTGCGGTCATGACTCCCCCCTGCTCCTGCTATCACATAGTTGGTCGTTATCACTATTTTAGGGCTTCGCTCATATGGAATATAGTACTCATCCTTGTTTTTGCGGTTGACAGGGATACCCTCAGTGATCAGTGAGAACAACTGCTCAAAATTAAAGTGCTTTTTGACATCATCAAAGGCCAAGACTTGAGTATCAGGGTTGACCCGTGAATAGGCAAAATCATTCTTACCTGGGTTGAAGAGCTTACCATCAATCTTGACTATCTTCCGGATGTGACCAAGGGCAGTGAGCATGAGTGATTTACCACTCCCTCCGTTGGGGTTATCATCTATCTCCTCATCATTGAAGATAACAGCCTTTTGGTCTGCCTTATCCTTGTAGGTGTGCAACAGGTACCCTATGGTGGTCCTCATGGACTTGATTCGGTTGGGGTCCTGTGCTGCAATCTTGTTAACGAAGTCTTGGAAGTTGTTCTCATAGGTATCCTCCACCTTAAACTCCCTCGGGATTATTTGGTCCCTCCATATGTACCCATCAATATCAATGTAGCTCAGTAGCTTTACCTTGTTTTTGGTGATCACTGCCACACCATTGGTAAATGGTAGGTAACATTCGGTCTTTGAGTCCTGCAGGATACGCATATCAATGGAGTCAAGCATATTAAGGTGCCCTGGTGTGAATAACTGTGAGCTCTTAGCACAATGGTTGTACACATCCATCAGCTCCCTGTCCATAAGATAGGTTAGCACGTGGTCTTTAATCTTCTCCACAGAGCTCTCTTGGACCTTATTCTCGGTTATGTATACGAAAATAGGGTTATTTGACCTCTCAGGGTAGTACTTAGCAAAGCCCTGCTTGTGCAACCACTGAGCATATTTGTTCGGTATGATGTTAACGGTGTTTTTTTTTACCTCCCAAAAGATATCCTCCTCCTTTTGGATGGCCTTAATATCCTCCTTAGATACACTCAGTTGCTTGCTAATGTCCTCGGGGGGTATTCCTTGCTTCAGTTTATTCTTAATACCTTGAATAGCCTCCACATCCTCGAATACTTTAAGACCGAACTGAGCCTGCTTGTATGCATTTCGGACCGTGTTGGTTATTTCCGTAGCTCCGAATCCATCCTGCGTGAATTGTAGTAGTGTATTCTCCGCAGTAGTAAGGGGTATAGAATACTCACATAGGCAACAGGCTACCTTGTAGATGTAATTGGCTCGGTTACCTTCCTTAAATTCACCATGGTTAAACTTGAGTACCTTCTCAATGATGCGGTTCTCATTGGTTACAATCACCTTGGGGGTGTATTCACTGCGGTGGTAGCCTGTATCCTCCACAATGCCAGTGTAGATGGCTGCAAATTCATTGAGATAGGCATCAGGGTCATAGGACTCAAAGCATACCCTGCTGATATTCTTATTGGATGTATCAAAGTACTCACTCTTTATGTACTGCTCATAATGGCTGAACCTCCTCCGGTGCTCTACCTTATCGCACTGAGGTATCCTAATTACTACCTTGAGGCCCTTACCACTTGGTGACGTAAAAAGCATATATGTGTACTTATCGTCAATAAGCCTTTTGCGTTCTGCTGCCATAGTATCAGCATCGGGGTACTTGTCGAAGTCCAGGATGCACAGCCCTGAGTGCTCAACAAGGCCATCATCCTTCCGTTCACTGAAGGTCCCATTGAACATGATAGCCATGAGGGTATTCTTGAGCTCATTATTGCCCTTTCGGATGGCATTTATCTTGGCAATCAAATCAGGTGTGCCTACCTGTATCCTGTTATGCACCTCTATTGCCTTGATAGAGAATGGTGTCTCTTTACTATTGTAGAGAGATTTGAAAATTGATATATAAGGGTTATACATGGTTACAAATATATTAAATAATTCTAATTCGTGACAACTCCGTGACAACCGTGACAACTCCGTGACAACTCAAAGGGGGTAGTTGTCACGCCTATAAACCACGTCTGTATTGGCTTTCTTGTGTTTCCGTGACAACGTGACAACTCAAAGTCAACTTTTTGGGGGGTGAATATCACTGTATTAAATATATGGCTCATATGCATTTGGGTTGTCACGTCGTCACGGATGGGCAAAAAGAAAGGGAGCCGAAGCCCCCTAACGTATTAACCCTTATCCTATGACAGTGCAAATATCTCGCTTAATTGCTTACCTGTCAAGGGTTTCTCGAAACTGGTTAATAACTTTGGCGGAAAATTTCCATTGATGGTTACCTCCACATTCTCCGTGTCAACCTCGTTGTATTTTACCGTGTAAGTTGTCACGGGGTTGTCATAGGTTGTCACGCTCAGCATCTTTGGGATGGGGTTAATGGCTGCAAGGTACTTGTGATCATTCCATTTCCACCACAAGTCATGCATCTTAATGCCATAGCTTACCGTGCTGTGGTCAATGTTGAGGTAATACCCTGCCATCTGCACTGTCATGTGCCTTCTGCGGACCAGGTACTGAGCTAAGAAATAACGCTTGTATACATACTCCTGTTTGCGGCACCTCTTGCGAAGGTTGAATAATTCAATGATGTTAACAATGTCATCATTCTGCACCTTTGAAAGGTGGTATATTTCATCAATTAGTAGCATCTCCAAGTCTTTTAGGGTCATTAACTCCTTTGAATAGGTTCGATGTGGTAGCTATCATTCCGGTAGCTTTCATGAAATCAACCTCAGCCTTAGCGCTGTTAATTATAGAGTTTGACAGGTTAGATATTGCCTGTGCCTTTTCTACCTCAGTAGACAATTGCTCAGGTGTTAATTCATCATCATTTAATCTTTCGAGTGCTGCAAAGAGGTGGTCTCTTAGATCATTCATTCCGTTTCTTGCCATTTTGTTTTTGTTTTAGTTGTTTATTTAATTTACTCTTTAATCTTATCACGCTCTGCAATTCACCTGGGAACCGTTGTATGCTGTTCCGTATTGCATTCTCCCGCATCGGGATACATTCAAGGTTCTCAATGTCAAGGTTGAGGTTGTTGCCATCCTTAAATCTAACCACATGACCCTTGGGTATTGGTCCGTAGATGGACTCCCATATCAACCGATGAGTAAGCACCCACAGGCTATCCTTTACCTTAGTGTAGGAGTAGGGCCTGCCTGTCTTATCATACCGGATGGTTGTTGCATTAGGCTCCCTGGTGTTGAAGGGCTTGTTACCAGGTTTGTACATGGTACCTTCCACCTTAGCATAGAGCTCACTGCTCATCTTTTTACCCTTGTTGTGAGGTACGTGACCAGGTTGCCATCTGCTCTTAGTACCTGCTTTGAGGGATAGTTTTTTATTCTGCAGGTACTTGATACGTTGGTTTTTCTTTATCCCCATGTTAAAGACTCTGTTGTAGAGCTGTGAGGTGGTGTATCCAAGGTAGTCACATAGTGCCCTGCTGGGTACAGTAGGATAAAGTATTCTAATTAACTGCTCCTTATTCATGCCTTGACAATTTTGAAGTTACCCATTTGACAATCCCCTGAAAGTAGGAGCTCTTTTTGTTTCCACTTGCAGAGTCCTCTGCTGTTAAATACCCATTCTCGGATGAGTTGGGTGTGGATGTAGTATTGAAGTCTGAACATTTTGATTTGCATTTTAAGTATTCGTAATATAGCTCAGTGTTGAAGCTACCTCCTATGTCATGGCTGAAGGACTGAGACCTCCACCACCGTGCACATTCGTATAGTGTTTTTCCTTTCATAGCGTATCTTCGTAAAAGAGTTTCATTGTGTGAGCATTGGGTCCATCAGGGTGCTTGAGTGCCTCATTGATTAACTGCTCAATGGCCTTGAGCTCGGGTAGTGTTAGCACGTAGCTTGTGTTATGGTCATCTGCTAGGGTAATATCCTGGTGAAATATAAATGCAGGACGATTAAAAAATTGCATTATCCTTACAATACCATGCATCTCGGTACCTGTATCTCTTGTGAAGCTCACATCTACATCGTTGTAGCTCTTAAATTCCATCCAAGTTATCTGCATAGCATAAATATTAAGAGGTGATACATAGCTACCGGTACAGCTACCACTACAAGGGCAGCCAATACATCGTCAAGTACTTTATTTTTCATTTGGGGTTAAGTTTAATCGGGTTAATAATTCGTCAATCACAGCCCATCTTGTTGCTGCATGGTTAGTGCCACTGTCGTGTGGACCGAATGCATCAAGCATTTCCTGCATTTCATCCCGAAGCTCTTGCTCCATGTCAAGGATGATCATTTCCATTTCAAATTCTCGTGTCATGATTAAAGGTTTTCAAAGGTTAATTGTAAAATCATCTCACAATGAGCCTGTGCAGCAGCTTGCTTCTCAGGATAATCTTCATCATTAAGGTAGTCAAATGCCTCGCTATCTGTAGTGATGCATGATACCTCTACACCATCAACGGTGCCTGTTACTCGGTAGTTACCGTAGCTCTTTGTTCTCTCAATTCTTACATTTTCTGTTGTCATAAATAAAAGTTTTAATTGTTAATACTTGACAAATATACAAATAGTTTCGTTATTAACAAGTTATTAGTAAAATTTAGAATGATTCTAAATAAGGAAATGTAAAAATAGGGTGGTGCAATCGGTAGAAATCCGAGTAATTAACTTAAAAGTGGTGAAAAATACTTAGATATTTAACTTAAGAGATATTTTTCTTACGCTTGTATATGTACTCCTGGTACTTAGTGAATACCAAGTGGTTTATTTTATTGTGTTTTTTACACTCTTTGCACTTTAGCCAATGGTGTACGGTTCCTGCTGCAGTTACTACCTTCTTGTTATGTCTTAGATTAGTGCTACCACACTCAGGACATTCATACTTCTCACCTCCATGTTGCACCGCATAGTTGTGCTGAGGGGTTGCATAGCTGTTGAGCTTATTGAATACCGCCTCAAGGACCTTCACATCCATCTTGCAATAGGCTACCATCTTATCCAGAGCCTCTTGGTCCTTCCTAAATACGATGTCCTTCCACAAGTCAAGCCCTCCTGTATCCATCTTAGCCCCTACCTTGAGTAATTTAGCTATATAGTCAAGCTTGTTGCTGTTAAAATTGAAGTACTTTTTAGCCCATTTAAGGGTGTCAATAGTCTTAGGTGATGGCATAACACCAATACCATGGAATAAAGCCCTTGTACGTAACCATTTAAGGTCAAACCTATCACCATTGTGAGCTACAATTTCATCGGCCTCATGTAGTACCTTAATGAACTGCTTGAGCATTGCCTTGTCACATTGGCTCTTGGACCATGTTAGGCTGTGAATATCATCCTCACCCTCCCATTTGTAGCAGATGCAGATAATAGCACGCTCATGGATGATGTCACCCGGGTTGATTGTTAGGTTATATCCTGTTCTCCAGAATATACCGACATTGAAAGATGTCTCAATGTCATAAAATAAGCGTTTCCTCATCTGTTGAGTTTACTGAGTATAGCACTCCATGCCAATCTAAGAACAAAAGGGATAGCAAGCCCTAACCAAAACGGCCACCATCTTACCTTATATCTCACCACCTCATGCTGTTTGGTAATTACATCACCTTTAATCTTCTCTATCTTGGTAAGGTACTTATATTCTAATCTTGTTTGCCACCTGGTCTTTGGAAGGGTCACTGTGCGGTACTGTATTACCGTATCGCGATATGCAATAAATTTTTCCCACACTATGGTGTCATTGTTAATAACAGGGATGCTGTCAATGGTAGCAATCCGGATGGTATCACTATCCTGCTCTACCTTAAGCCCATTAGCAAGAGCTCTCTTGTAGTGCCATTGAGCTCTCTTAGGAGCTGAGCATGATAGTAACACACAGAGTAGAGAAAACCCGATAAGTGTGCGTGATGTTAATCTATTAAGCATATCGGGTGTATTAAAGGTTTTCAAGCATTGCAATCATTCGGGGACATGGATAGATATCACTCTTATCCTTCCTTACTGAGTTGTGGGTGTAGATGCCTGGAGTACCTTTGAAGGCCTCCGTATCAATGGCAAATATCTCTTTTCTATAGGTCTTGGGTATGTTGTAGGTTTCGCAGAGGTACACCAATAACTGACGGGTGCTTTCTATCTGCTCATCCGTATACTTATGCCATAGAACATGACCTTTGAAGGGCTTATCCAGGACAGTAACCTCCGAAGGATCTACCACACTCTTGACGTAGTTGATGTACTTACCATTCACCTGCTTCAATGGGCCCCAATTGCAGACCTCAATACCAACACTTAGCTTGTTAAGGTTTTGATACCGAAGTCCATGAGGTGCAAAGTCTTGACCATCAATGCCAAGGTGATAGGCCCAATGCTTGGAGCTGAAGCACTGCACTATTGTACCCTTGTTACCTATGACAAAAGCAGTAGCTATCCTCTCAGCATTGCTTTGCCACCATCGTGATACGGCTACAGCATCACCATTGCCTGCTGTATGGTGGAGATATATCTGCTTTTTTGGAGCCTCCTCTTGAAAGTATTGATCATTAGATAGGCGTACCTGTAATATCGTTGTCGTGTCTAATTTGGTCGGCATCTTTCTTTAACTCTTTTGCTCTGGTTATTAAATTCTTAGCACTGACCCATAGGTCAATGCCCTTCACTGCCTTGTAATTTTCATTGATACTGACCACCTCGATGGATACAAGCACTAAAGATAGCATCTTTGTTAGCATCAAAGGCACTGAAAAAAACGTTAATATGATATCATTAAGGATAAAATAATCTATAAGATAGAATAGTATCACCGTTATCTCATACAGCAACATCTTACTAATCACAGAAGATAGCCTGCGTGAGGTGATTGGTTGCTTGAGTTTACGGGCCTTCCATACTCCTGTGATGGTATCAACGAAGATAGCAAAGCCAATCAGGAACATTAGCCCTGTAATAGGCATAAAGAATGCACTAACCATGCTGAGGTAAATGGGCCATTTAGATTGAAACGCTGTGAGTAGTATGGTTAGCTGTAGCCTCACAGGATCAATATGCTGTTATTGTACCCATTCTCACGGAAGTTACCGCACATCCCTGTGCAAGTCAACTGCCAAGGTGTGATGCACTGGCACGTTGCGAACATAGGACGTAGATCTGTATCCGTATTCATAGCTGATATGAAGATAGGGAATAGGTTTTTGTTAGCTAACAACCAACGTATGAGCCTCTGCTCAAAGAAAGCAGCTTTCTGTGCATAGTGCTCCATGCCAAAGGCTACCTCACCACGGGATACGCTTGCTGAGTAGTCACCGTTCTGTGTTTGAAGTCCTTTGTTCTTGAGTTGATAGCTCAACCCGAATACAGCATCCTCTGCTGACCTCCATGCAATGACCGGCTGAATGAACTCTACCAGGTTTATCTCGTCATTGGTCAAGGTCTGTGCATTATATGCATTCAGTAGATGGTTGTAGAATGTGGTTCCAAGGATAGGCTGTATCCGTAGAGCTGACTGAGTAGCTATGTATGGGGTCACATCCGTTACATCCACATTGGCTGTGATGGGTGTGTTGGTCTTGAGGTAGTTTTCAGTTATGAAGTAAAGCATTACTGAGCTGTGTTAGTTGGTTCGTCAATAGGAGGTAATTGAGCCAAGGCTCGTATCTCATTGGTGGTCATTTTTTCAAGGACCTTGTTGAGTAATGGCTCACTCAAGGTGTTTAGTGCCTCTTTCACCCGGGTAGTATCATCATCTACCTCAACAATAGTATCACCAATGATTTGGTAGTTGTTGATAGTAAACTCTGCAGGCAACTTAGCTATTCCAAGGAGCTCATTGAAGATGGTCTCTACCTGTGCACGGATTTTCTTGACTACATTTTTCTCAAATATCACATAAGCCTGCTTAATATCCGAGCCACTACCCAAGGAGCCTGTGGTTCTAACACCCATAAGAATAGGGTCGATAGTGTGAGCAAAGCAAATCTGCTCAGTATTGAGGGCAGAAGCCTCGTGAAAGAGTTTATCATTAGCATTAGTAGGTAGTGCTTCTATTTTTGGTAGCTGATCTTGGCTATTAGCAAAGAAGGCCACTGCTTTACCGGCGTTCTGAGCTCCTTTAAGCCTGTCAATGGTCTCTTTGATCATGTGCTTCTCCTCTTCAGACTGTGGTCTTTTAGGGAACATCATGGCAAAGCTTGGAAAAATACTGTTTTGGATGTTACTCTTGGCAAAGTATGACAACTCGCCACTCAAAAATGCAAAATTAAGTGCCGAACTATATGTAGGTATTGGATAGTGGTCCTGACCAACAGAATGAACCTCAAAGCAATAGAGCTGTACCTCATCCTTACAGGTCATGTGGTAGTGTTTTATCTCTACAATATCAAGCCGTTGACTCCAGTCATTGCTTAGATAGTACTTTTTTTTGCATCGTGATACCCTTACTTTCTCAGGGCTTACATTGTACACCTTAACGAGCTTACCTTTCTCATTAAATACCAGCTTAAAATAGATCCTATTATGCAATATCAACTGCTGAGTAACCGCCTCAACGGTATGCTTGAGTTTTATCTTACGCTCCCAGGTGTAAAGGTCCACCTTCTCCTGTGCTGTTAGTTTCTCAGCATCTAAGGCATAGCCACCACCGATAACTGCATTGGTCTTGAAGTCCACAATGGCACCATGAAGTGGTGAACTGAAGTACATTTGATTAAGCACCTCCGGATACATATTGCCCTCACCGAAGTCTACCCAGTTTCCTGCAGTCCATCTACCATTGACGTAGGGCAAAGTTAAGTTACCTCTACCAACAGGTAGGAATGGGGTGCTAAAAGCCTGGTATCCTTCCACTACGGTAGGACCCTGCTCTTTTTTTCTGCTAAATATATCGTACCAAGCCATGTCTATGTGTATACTGATGAAGGTGCAGGTCCACTAACTACCATCCTACCCTCCTCAATGACTACTCCAGTGGTCTGAGCAATGCTCAAAGGTGTGGTGAATGGTCCACTCTTCTCATATATTTGATAGGTGTATTGGCCTACAACAAGGCTGAGGTCAGTGGGCTCTACTAAATTAAATAAATTGTACCGCTCAGGATAAGATGATGTATCTGCAGCAGTGAATAAGATGGGTGTGCTCGTTGTGTTGTATTCGTTTGTAAACACAAAGAGGTAACTCGGGTTTGTCACCGTTGTTACCTCTGTAAGTGTGAGGACTATTTTATTTGCTGAATTTTGAGCTACGTAAATCATCTACAATATATTGTCAGACCTACCGTAGAATGTTCAAAATTAGAAGTTAACCCCGATAGCTTGAAGAGCAGTAGTGTTCATGGTTACCTCGTATGCAAGGAATTCATTTTCCGCAACCAGTGTAACGGAATATTTACTACCATCAGCCCTGGCCTGGCCGGAGCCTTCACCTGATGCAGATAACTGCAAGTAAGGGAAGTACCAATACTTACCATTAGCATCTTTAACGATGGCAGATAGGTACTGCTGTCCTGAACCTAAGATTTTGATAGCTCGTGATGTAGCCATCTCACGTCGGTGAAACATTAAGTTAATGGTCTGAGTCACGAATGAGCTACCATTTACAAGGTCGGAAGCAAGCTCCTCAGTGTAGTTAGATGTATTTCTACGGATGTAGTAGTCAGTGAATAGGACAGGAGAAGGTAACGTTGTTAAGGTGAAACCTGTTACTTCCCAATCACCAGGGTTAGTGGTGTTAACTGTCACACTCACTACATCATCCTGTGGGATTAAGGCAATCCCATGCAAGCCGCCTGAGTTATTCTCACAGCTCTTGGCAACCGCTTCTAAAGCTTGGCAAACATTTGGCATGATTAAAGAGTATTAAAGAGCCCCCTTTGCAGAGGGCTCAAGATTATTATTAAGAATAGAAAACGATTTCAGTAGGGTTCACGAAGTGGAAACCGATCTTCATATCCGCACGTGTACGGATGTAAGGCTCAGCAACAGTATCACGTAGGTTAACCGCACGCAAATCAGAGCTATCTCCTTCAGCATCGAATGCATAGATAAGGTTGTCTTTCAAAGTGATAACAAATGTATTGTTAGACATCCCTTGACACTGAACGATTTTGATACCTAAGTAAGTCAAAGACAAATCTTGAGTGATGTATGCATTGGTGTTACCTGAAGCTACTCCTAATCGGTATATGTTAACCAATTGAGTAGGAAGGTAGATGCGTAGGTCCTCAGTCTTGGAAGCTACAGATGCAGGCAATAAAGCGAATGCCGCAGAGATAGCAGCCTCAAGAGCTGTGAAGTTAGTAATGTTACCGGTACCACCGTTGATCACCCCACCAGGTCCTACAGCAGCAGTTAACTTTTTCTCGTAACCATCACACAAAGCAAGTGTAGGGTTTAATGAAGTTGTATCACCCTGCCAACGGATGCTTTCGATATCTTGAGCTACAGTCTTAGCCATAGTCTCCCAGTAGAAATTCATGAAAGATGCAACAGAGAAATCACTGTTAGATCCTTTAGTCATTTGCAAAGAAACGAATGACTGCTCAAGGTCAAATTGACAGATCTGAGCCATAGCAGATACAGCACATACGTCAATTAATACTGCACTCAAGTCATCAGTTGATCCTGGAGTTGGCCATGCACAAGTGGAGCTTTGTAAAACGTTACCGAATACTACAGTTCCAAGTTTAGTCTGGTATTTAACACCAGGCAAAGTACGGAAGTTGTTAGGTACATCCGACGTTAAGTAGGCAGCGGAGTAGAATGCCTCAGGGTTTGCAGCTAATAAAGCTGTTGGGTCGACTTGTAAGTCGAATTTTAATTTACGCATTGTTATTTAGAATTAAATTGGTTAAACTTTCTTAGATTTTCAGCGAGCATAGTCTTAGCATCAATGGCAACAGTCTCCTCTTCCACCTCAGTCTCAGCTCCAAGAGCCTCCTCTAATTGACTTTTAAGCTCAGCTACTATAGCTAATACTGAATTAATTTGCTCAGCGATCATAGGCTGAACGATTGCAAGGATAGCCTCAGCATCCATGGCAGGGTCAACAGCAGCCTCAACTTCTTCCTTCACTTCTTCCTCCTCTTCCACTACAGTTTCAGCCATTGCCACTTCCTCTTTCTCTTCCATGGTCTCTTCGACTTTTTCCTCTTCTTTAATTTCAACTACACTGCCATCCTTGACAACGTAGATTTTGCCCTCAATGAGGTGCTCTCCATCCGGTAATTGCATATTATATTTAGATTTTAGTTTCATACCCATGAAGCCCTCAATGCTGAATCCCACCTGGTCCTCTTCAACCAGTTTATTGTAGTAGTCAATATCAGTTATTTGAGCTGTTAGCATCAACGTACCTGCAGGCACCTCGATGCCATAGGTAGTGTATGCTTTGTCAAGCTCGGGCTTATCTACCAACCATGCCTCAAGAATGTAGGCAGGTACTTTTTTCTCTTCGTTGTGCTCAAGGTTAAACTTAGCAGAGTTAACTAACTGCTGCATGAACTTAGAATGCATTGCATCTATCTCCTCAACCGTGAACTTAACCATGTACTCCTCATCAGTCTCATCATCTCTACGATAGATCTCCATAGGTATCATGGCAGGTGCAGTGATACGATACTTCAAGCCATCTTTGAAAGCCAATGCTTTGGTCTGTTGGTTGAAGGCCATCCCTTTTACTTTGATAGCAGGCTTAGACGTGAAGGCAATAGCCTCAATGCCTAAGTCCTCACCACCCTCTGCGTACTCAGGGTCAATGGTAATGGTGTAGATTGGTAACTCGGTCACGTTTATATTGTTTTTTTTCTATATTTGTTCAAAATTTGCATATGATTAAAATACTTGACCGGGAAATTCCCAACCTAATCACCGAGCTCACGGTGGAACAATTTGAGAACATCACTGATTTAGGCAGTGACAGTAACCTTGACCCCATTGAAAAACACCTCAAGATATTTGAGTACCTTGGGATACCTGAGAAGGACTTTAATGACATGGAGGTTGAGGACTTCATTAAGATTGTGCAGGAGTTTAATAGCCATCCGCATCTTGAATACCCTACCATTGATACCCTTGAGCATGAAGGATACACCTACAAGGCTGAGATGAAGATGACCGTGAGGGATACAAAGCTCATTGAGAAGTATTCATTAGCTAAGGAGAAGGGATACGTATCTAAGATATTGGCTGTGTTTTTCAAACGTGAGGACCTTGGACCTGTGGAGCATTACACTGATGCACACCTGAAGCATAAGGCTAAGTTTTTGGCTAAACAACCTGCAGGGCTTGCTATTCCATACATAACATTCATAAGTGAAAAAATTAAACAACAAGCTCCCAAGCAGTTGGAAGGAGGTAACTCTGGAGGAGTGGACGGAGATAGCCAAGATTGATAAAGAGCAGGGAGCCATCCACTACAATAGTGAGGTCATTAGTATCCTCACCGATATAGATGTAGATGAGCTTGACATAGAAGAGCTGCAGGAGTTGGTGGATAGCTGTAAGTGGTCCACCTCCGAGCCTTCAAAAAACTACAAGCATGAGGTAGATGGGATGAGGCTCAAGGCTTTCAACAAGCTAACGCTCTATGAGTACATTGACCTGGACTATTTCTGCATACAAGGATACCTAATCAACCTACCCTACATCTTAGCTATCCTGTACCGGCAAACCAAAGAGAATGAATGGGGTGAGGTAGTGTGGGAGCCTTATGAATATGACTGCAAAGAAAGAGCTGAGAAGCTACTTGATCTACCTATCACTGATGTGTATGGTGTTATCAAGGACTTCCTTAAGTTTCGTGAGCAGTTTCTTAACACCTATATCAACCTATTCGAGGACCCACTACCACCTGAACCTGAGGAGGGCTATGATGATGAGGACGATGAGCCTGATACAGAACCCGAAAAGAACACAGCAAAGTGGTCATGGGAGCTACTCATCTACAACCTGTGCAATGGTGATCTATCCAAGTCCGATGCCATAGGAGGGTTGCCCCTTTACTATGTTTTTAATATGCTCGGAATGAAGAAAGAGCTAGACATCTAATGGAGTACCTGTGGTGAATCCTGCAGGAGGGTCAATAGGCACGAAGTTGTATACAATTTTTTGATCCTTAGCCAATACCTCAACCGCTTCAACCATGGGGTAGGTTTGTGTTATCCATTCAGTGTATTGAGAATATATTTCGGATGTGAGTCCACTGCTACTCATTTGGTCGGTGAAATCACTGACAATATCATAGGGAGGTATTACCCCACCATTCCACAGATAGGCTCCGTTGTTCAGAAATATAAAGTAATACATGGCAATTATCTCTATCTCAAGCTTAGCAAATCCTGTGACTCTTGCATTGATTCTCACCGAGTCAACCAATGTGCCCTCCTGATATAGCCCCTTGCTCATGATAATTCTCTTGAGTAGTGCTGCCATCTTTCTCCTGGTAGGATACTTGACGTAGAAGTTACCGTCCTTTTTATATCGTGCCATCTAACAAATCTTTTGGGATACATATAGTAGTACCCTCAGTTGTGAATATGTGAATGTATATCTCATCAATCTCCTCCCATTCGGTGAAGGTGTAGGTAATATCGTTGACTGTTACGCTATGCATACTTCTGTACTGTTATTCTTTTCCATGCTGCTATATCGGTGGCTGAGGATGAATGCTGCACGGTAAAGATGAGGTAATTATCTACGGTCTTATTGAAAGGTATTAAGCTAATGGCACTTGTAGTGTAATCCGTTGGTGAACTGGTACCTGTATTAAAACAATTCATGTTAGTAAGGTACACATATATGTTTCTTTCAAACCGTTGGAACCTTACACTTGTACTCATTATACCTGCTGAACCGAGAAATGTTGCACCTGTTAAGCTGTTGGTGGTGTTGATGTAAAAGCGGAATGTTGTTGAACCTGCACCACTGACATTGGTCCTGTCTATAAAGGCCTTAATGTAGATGGTGTTAGTTGTAGCAATAGTATTGGCAGGTATCAATACAGTTGCACTGATGGTGTTAGCCAATCCATTCACACCTAAGCCATAACCATTACCAATGGTAGAGGGGTTACTACTACCACCTGAGGCTGCATCAATTATCTGCTGACCCGTGATAACAGTGTTAACAGGTTGCCCTGCTACTATCTGTGTACATTCGATAAGGTCTGTGCTCTGTAGGTTGCCAGTGTGAGGGGTTAACCCCTGCCTCCAATCACCCCACCAATTAGGTATGCTCATACTTATATTGTCAAAGCTCCGCTAAATGTTTATTGTAGTGGCACATCACAGTCAGTCCAGTTGTCTACCTCCAAGGTAATGGTCATCACGTACCCTGCCGCATAGTCAAGTAGATCATTGTTCAAAGCAGTGAATGAAGGTATGCCTGATACATCCATGCTGAGGTCATTGCTAAACGTAAAATAGTTATACAGGTCCATCAGTATCTGATGCGTATCACTCAGGATGGTTATGATGTTAGCCCTATCCTTTTGGATGATGTCAAAGCAATAGATGTCAAGGGTGAATATGTTGGTGTTCTCAGTGTTGCTAACTGATACCGGCACAATGAACACGATAGGATACTTCTCATCCTTAGTAGCGAAGTTAGTCATCTGCTCCTTAAAGTCAGCCCCCACCTTCTTAACCTGAAGGTGAGAGTTGTAGAAGGCTTCTATCTTATTGATGGTGGACTGTAGACTTATCATAGTTCTGCATTCTTGTTAATTCTGTTAATTCTATTCTGTACCGTTGTCATGGCTGTCTCACTCACCACCGCTGTGACTGTCATGGCTGAGCTCTCTGTGGATGTACCTCCTGCACTCATTGTTCCGGATGTGTTACCTTGACCGAAGAGCTGTGCCGCTTGAGGTATTACCTGGGCAGTGGACCCACTTGCTTCAGCACCACCGCCACCTCCGCCACCTCCGCCACCACCTGCAGAAGGTGTACCTCCTGAAGATAGTATCTGCTTTGCCTTAGCTATGTTGGTTGCAATCTGAATGATACCGGTAGCAAATTGAGCCACACCTGCAGCACCGAACGTGGCAGCATTGGCAGGATTAGCTGATGATGCAGCAACCAATGCAGAGATAGCCTTGGCTGTATCAATACCTATCTGTACCAATGCCGATGCCTTGTTGAACTTCTCAAGTTTCTTTTGGTCCTTTATCATCATGCCTGCAAGGTTACTCACCCCATTGAATATATCGGAGCTTGCTTGGATGAGGGCATCCCTTTTCTTTTTAGCCTCCTCAATCTGTCTCGCATCCGCCGCCTGTTGTATCTTCTCTTGGTCATCCAGGTACTTATTCTGTAGTTCAAGCAATAGAGCAGCATTTCCTTCTGCAAGTTTACGCTCTTCCTCATACTTAACCCTCAATGCTTCAAGTTCACGGATCTCTTGGTCAGCCATTGATAGCTGAAGCTCTGCCTGTTTCTTAGCCCTGTCCTCTTCTTTCTTTTGGTCCTCCATTGCACGCTGTTGGTCATAGAGGTCAAGTATCTCTTTTCTCTTTTCTTCGGTAAGTGTAGTATCAGCAATGGCAGCCTCACGGAGTTTGTTGTACTTATCATTCTGCATAGCCAACTCCTTAGCTTCACCTTCAGGCATGAGTGCAATCTTGATTTGAAGGATAGCATCATTAGCCTTCTTTTCATTGTCAAGTAGCTTTTGCTTCTGTGCCTCACCCTGCTTATCAAGCTCATTCTGTAGCTGAGTCTCATACATCTTTTGGAAGGCTATCTTTTCAGCAGCGTTCTTGCTCTCATCCTTCTTAAGGTCATTGAGTAGACGTGCATACTTCTCCCTGGTGATGGCTTCCTCTCTCTTACCTGCATCCTCTATCTGTGATAGTTCAAAGTCACGGAGCTCTCTACCTGCTTTCAATCTATCCTGTGCATCCTTCTCCCGTTTTGCCTTGGCTTTTTCTGCTGCCTCCTTAGCTTTAGCTGCCGCCTCTCTTGCTTTATCCTCTGCTTCTTTGGCATCGGTAGCCTCGATGATTTGTCGCTCATTGGCACCTTGTCGGAGTATCTTGTTCTCTGCATTGATTTGGTCCTGTAACTCTTTCTTCCGCTTCATCCCATCCTTACTCCTATCGTATGCAAGTGCATCAAGTTCAGCCTTGGCTGCCTCCTTCCTCTTGTTAGCTTCTCGGCTGAGCATCTTACTCTTTTCAAGCTCCATCTTAGTGGTATCCTTACCTGCTAATTTAGCCATGGCAATCTCATGCTCAAAGCTCTCAGATACAAGCTCAGCTCTTTCCTTACTGCTCTCTGCTACTGTCTCATTATTTTTCTTAGCTTGAGCAGCATTTCTATCGAGTGCAGCAGTAGTTAATCCCAACCAATCAGTCAATGCCTCAAGTCCTGAGATAAGTAGGTTCAGTGGCTTCATGGTAGCCTCAAGAGTTTTCTCTAAGACTCCAAACTTTTTCATGAGTATCACAATGATGGCAATGATAGCAGCTACCGCAGCCACAATGAGGAAGATAGGGTTAACCATAATCTGCATCCCTAATCTCATGAAGGCCCCTCCCAAGGTTTTCATCGTACCCATCAACTGACCAAAACCCTTACCGAGCTCTTTAGGGTTAATGCTTGCTAAAGTACTTGAGAATATCTTAGCCTTCTCCTGTGCTCCCTCGAAATCAAGCTCCATGAGGTCATCCTTCATGGATCTAAATGCATTCCTGGACTGCTGATACTTGGAGCCTGTGGCAAAGACTGCCGCCTTCTCATTGGCATCTTTTAATTGGTCAGATAATTTACCTGCTTCCGCAGCAAGTCTAGCCATCTCTTGAGGGTCGGTAGCATTGGCTAACTCACTCTTTAAGGCTTTTAGTTCTGCTCTTATTTGCCCAATACCTTGGACCTTTAATGGAATCTCTACGCTATTCATTATTGTGGGAAGTAATATATCATTATACTTGTACTATTGAGGTAGCCATCTACTAAGCCTACCCCTATCTGTGTGGTGAATACCTCTATCACCTGGTTAGCAGGTAGGTATTGTGCAGTAATCAACCCGTCAAAGATGTTACTGCTAATCATAACCGATAGCTCAGTCAGTGGAACCAATGGGTCATACTGCTCAAGGTATCCCCAATACTGCCCCTGTGCTATCCTTACCCATGTGATGGTACCGAAGCTACCCTCTAATACCCATGCTGTAGGGTTAGCTATCCCTGCCTGTGTTAGGTTCGCCA